TAAGTACTGAGCTGCAGTGAACCAGTATTCATAGTTATTGGCGTTTGGTTTACCGAATACTGCTGCGAGTTGCCTTTCGTTTGAGATATTTATAATCTCTTCAACAGGACCGAGTTCAAATGGTGCAGCAAGCACACCAACATTTGCGGTTGATTGAGTGGTGATAGTGGTCAGGTCTCTCTCCTGAATGACTACACCTGGCGATGATTGATTAGCTGCCATGTTTATATACTCCTAGAAAAAATGCTGTCAACGTTAGTCTAAGATTATTTATATTTTTGAATCTTCACCTGAAGTCTAGCATATGTTGTACATCCCCATATTCCGCAAGTTCCCATCTTTCCCCTTGAGCATCTACGAAAGTATCTTCTTCTTGTCCGTCATTAATAAAACCAAAAGGAGCCATATCCTGTTCAATCGAATCTCTTTGATCATCATATATTCTTTGCCTCACATCATTATCATGCATCTCTTTAAAGTATTCTTGCATGGCCATCCATGCAAACATTACTAAGCACATAGCAAGATCATCATGACATCCATCTTCCGCTTGAAATGAATTACCCTTTTGGATAAAGGTTGTTAATTCCGCAATCGTATCATAATCTTGTATCATCAATTTATCATCTTCTATCAATGCTTTTAGATTAGAACACCCTACTTGTTTAACAGCAGTACTCATCTTTACACCAAGTTGTGTCTTCTTACCTGAGAACCCTTGTCCTAATTGTTGCCCTGCTCTTCCTCTCATAGCAGCCATTAGTAAATTTTCATATTCCAAATCAAACTGGATAATGTCTGCTACCTGTCCACCAATATCATTTACCTCACAAAGTATGTAAGCATTATTATAATTCTTAGCTACATCAACTACTATATTAGGTAATACTATAGGTTTAATCTCATTATTCTTATACCTTGCTACCATCCTATAGGGTAAAGTTGTTGTATCAATGACACAAAACGCAGAGTAATCCCCACCAATACCACGTGATACATCAACAGTAACAATATAATTATGATCTGGTTCAACTTTTTCATAAACTGCTAAACCCCTATTTTGTAATATAGGATCTTCATACGGCATGATCCTTAACTTACTTGGACTAATAAGAGTATCAACTGATCCTAAAAACTCACAATCAAACTCAACTCTAAATTGCTGTTCAGAAGTATTTCTAATAGTTTGTTCTTTCCATACTTCATCTCTACCAGGAACTTGAGACCAATGTACCTCTGTAGGAATATATTCATTAGATCCTCGTTCAGCATCATGCCAAAGTTTGTAGAACATATTCATCCCGTGAGGGGTAGAAATGATAATAACTTTTGTTGATTTACCAGAAGATATAGTAGGATAGA